TCCTGGATTCCAAATATGACGAAGCTGTCGATGCCGCCAAAGCAGAACAGAAAACTGCCGATGATAAGAGGGCAAACATAGAAGCGATATGGGTAAAACTTCATCCGATTTCAATGGGTGAAATTACTGATGCGATTATTAATGGTGGTGACGCTCAAAGTCTTGGCGATTCTACATTTCAGCATAGTGCAGAATTGCAAAAACAAAAATCAGATATCTTGGACGAACAAGTAGCAGCTCAGCGAAAGGTTTTTAAAGCGCAAAAGGAACGCACAGGTGCTCAAACTGCCCTTCAAAAGAAAAGTGATAATCGTTTCTGGAGTAAAAGAAGTGTCGCAAACAACAAGGCTGAGTTAAGGGCGAAAGTGTCTTTTGCGAAAAACTCGGCAATCGGAATGAAAAACTCATTGATAGAGAGAAAGGATAATGCTAAGAAATATGTCTTTGAGAAAGCACAATATGGTAAACAAAAACTATTTGAGAAAGTACAAACACTAAAGAAATCTGCATTTGAAAAAGGACTAATGATAAAGAATGCAATGTTAAGGGGCCTAATCATGTTGGCACCCTTTATTGCTGTTGGGGCTGCACTTGCCTTAACATGGAAAGCAATCGAAGATGGCGCTGTTGCTGCCTTGGCCAGAGCGGCTACATTGATGACTGACAAAGTAACATCAATCTTTCGAGGTCTTAGAAATGGTCTACATAAATTATTCCCTAAACTGATTGGACCTGCAAAGGTAACCAGCACAGCAAAAACCACAAAGCCCCTTACAAGCGAAACACCAGATAAAAAACCAAACGCAAAACCAAAATTAACTCCCGGCAAGATTGGTGGTCAATTACTTAAGAGAATACCAGGTCTAGGTGCCGTTGCCGAAAGTGGTATGGATGCGTATCAACAAGACAAGAAGATGGACCTCATAACAGATGCTTTCGAGAAGAAGGCCAATGTCATAGAAGGCGAAGACGGTAACTTAAGACCAATGACTAAAGAAGAATACGAAATGGCAGTTAAAGCCAACAGAGCTAATATGACTGGTTCAGTTGGTAAAGGTGCAGGTGGTTTTGGTGGCGCCTTGGCTGGTGGAGCTGCCGGTGCAGCCATTGGTTCTGTTATACCTGTAGTCGGCACACTAATCGGTGGAATTGTTGGTAGTCTTATTGGTGGTATATGGGGTAGTAAAAAGGGTGACGAAGTAGCTACAAATATTGCAGCTGACATGCAAGGCATTGAAGACCCTCAAGCAATGATTGATAGTTTAGCTACGAATGCCGAAGCGGCTAATTCTGGAGATACTATGTCGAATCTTCAAAGTGAAACATCTGACCTTAAGGTCGCATCAAGTGGTGGTGGTTCTGTAACAACTAATGTTTCTAATGTCAACAACTCATCATCTAGTGAATCGGTTTCATATGTTCCAGATGGTGGGCAAGATAACAACTTCGCCTACTCCACTTAATCTTTATACTTTTCTTTTCTAGGAATAACTTTCGTTTTATCTGAATGCATCTGAGTAGATGCGTGTGAGGGTGTCTCTTTACGAGCTTTGACTTCTGGTTTCTTTTTGCCGAATGCAAGTTCCCATCCGTCAGCATAGGCTTTATCGTTTGCGTTCCTTCTTTCGGAACCTTTGCCACCATGCCATTGTTTCATTATCTTCTTTTTCTTATTGGGTTCTGTAGAGCTCTTTTAGCGTTTAACTTCTTCTGTCTCTTTAAATCTTGATTCTTTTGATTCTTAGTATCGTTTGGTTTCTCATAGTACTGTCGTTGTCTTACCTCTGGTACTATCTCTGCCTTATCACATGCACGTTTAAATCTCCGCAACAGACTATCGAACGATTCCGTTTGTCTCGTTTTAGGATTTAATTTTGGTGTTACATTTGGCATATTATATTTCTCTTAAAAAGTGTACAGTCGCCCCAACGCTTACAGCAACCCGCTCTGTACCGATTATCCCGCTTTTGCTGATAACCTTTCCCCTACTTCGATGCCCCCATATCCACGGCCGAAGTTTGTAGTTGCATTCAAAAAACACATAATATATTACAACTACACCCTACTAAGAAAATTAGCTATCAGCTAACTTCTTAAAGTAATCCATCGCATCATCTTCATCTCCTTCGGATGTAGATTCTACTGATGAGATTACAGGTTCTTCTGCTACTGTTTCAGTATTAACTCCAGACCATGGCACTTCTTCCATGTCGTCTGCAATTGATTCAGCAGTAGAATTTGCTACAGCACCTGCAAGACCAAGAACTCTGTCGAGTTTCTCTTTAAGTTCTTCATAGGACTTAAACTTACTAGGTGATATAATCTCCGAAAGACTCTTTGTAGACATAGCGATGTTTTCTAATCTCGCCTCATCTTCAAATAGATTCGCTGATGCATCGAACTCAGATTTGTCATAGTTCCAGTAGCCGTCTACTTTTCTAATCTTAATCTTAAAGTTTGCACCTTCGCCTCTTAAGTCAAAAGGATTAATAGCAGACTCATCTTCAAATGCTGGAGAGATAGCCTCTTTCAACATTTCAAAAATCTTCTTACCATATCGGTACTGAAATACCTTCCCTTCATTATCAGGATTCTTGGGGTCTGAAACTACAAAGATGTTAGAAACATAGTGAAGCCTTCGCTTCTGTTTTCTAGCCATTTCTTTGTTGGCTTCAATTCCTGTGTTCCACAACGATGTGTTGTATTCACTTACAGGGTCTTTTTTACCAATGGTAGTCAAAGACTTTTCGATATACCAACCACCTGGACCTTGGAAACCATGGTCGAAGTAAGATACCCATGGCATCTCATCTCCTTGTGGAGTTGGTAAGAAACGAACTACTGCATAACCGTTACCACTCTTATCGAGTTCGGGTTTCCAGAAAGTATCGTCTCCGTAGGTTTTTTTATCACCTTGTGCTGGTGATGCAGACTCCATAGCCTGTCTGAGCTTATCTAACGATGTTGACATTGTATTCTCCTATTGTATTCATATCGCATTATATTTTAGACTCTAGGCCTTGACCTAGAATCCATTTATCTTCGACTTTAAATCGAGATAATAATTCATTATACACGATTAAGTCAAATCCTTCAATGGGGTTTTTAAAATAAACCTTAATTTCAGGATACTCTTTATTTATGTGTCCTATAAGGCTCACAAATTGAGATTGTTGCATATCTAGTACACCTGTACCTCTATGCTCATCGGCATATGTGTGATGGTCTTTTCGACTATACACATTGCCAGATTCATTAAACTGTAGTGAATCGTAACCCACTAGACATATGTTTTTGTATCCGTGATGTACTGCATATCCTAATGCATACATTCCACAATATAGATTCTTGAGGAGTTCATTCTTATATATAACTATGTTATTCCCATAGGCCCGATTGTATCCAATCATATAACATCTCATGTTATCGCCGTGATAATCTTCCCCTTGCATCACGAATGCATCATCGTCCGGAAGGCGAGTTTCGACTAACTCTCCTGGCAATCCTAGTCTCATCATGTCCCACATTTCTATAGGGAGTTCTTCCCACTCTGCAACACACACCTTACCTTTCTTATAGTACTCTTCTTTAATCATCTCATTCTGAGGTGAGACATCATGTATGAATGTCATATCTGGAGTATGGGTTCTGTATATCATATTCATTCCCCACCACTCTGAAAAAGTCTTGAGGTCTATATTCTTTCTTGACGGACCATTGCCTACTAAGTATAACATATCTAAGTTGTCTTGCATATTTTTATGAGTTTTTGTTTATAGGTGTTAATGTTATAATTCATGAATGACTTATACTTGTCAATCTTGTTTATTGTATCTGGATATATCAGTGTTTCTGATATTAGATTATTCCATTTCTTACTGAATTCAGTTACATCATCTAGTATACACATTGTCTCTAGTGATATGTTCTTACCAAGGAACTGTTTGAGTAGATAGGGGTGTTGTCCGTTTGTTACAGTCAATACCTCTTGTATCGTTTTCTTCTTTAGTAGATACATCATGTCTTGTTCAAACTGATAAGATAATCTCTGTTGTCTTTTCTTCCAATCTAAGTAGAGTTTCTTAGATTCATTTTCTAGTAAATCACCAACCCATGCATCTTTCAACGATAGGTTGGCAACATAGAAATCAAGTAGTTCACTCTTATATGTTCTTGCCAGTTTGGCAAAGTGATACTTGTCTTTTCGTTTCATGAAGGATGGTAAGTCTGCCTTGACCTTACCATTGTATTTGATGAAGTCATACGATGCCGAATTAAAATGTAATTTAATTCCTAAGTATAACTGATAACTATCAAATCCTTCACGACTCGACATTACTTACTCATTATAATCTTTTTCTTCTTAGGTACTTGTATACCCGAAAATGCGGTCATATAAGCTTCTTTTACATCATCGTTTGTATCACAAACAAAAACATAACTATCAATCTGCATGTATTCAGGATCCACTTTACCTGTTACTGCAACCCCTTTCGCAAAGCCCATGCCACCGTTAGGCGCTTGCACTATCATGCGTGGGTTCTCTAATCTGAGTCCTGTTTCTGACTCAGCGTATTTACCAATGTACTCACCACTCGTGGTAACTACACTTACTAAATTTCCTACTTTCATATTTTTCTCCTTAATAACGGAACCCAAATGGGTTCTCATATGTTAATGCTTCAGGTGTGTCCTTTGCATCTCTTACTAACCAATAGAAAACTATAAAGTTTAATCCTGGTACTATTAACATTAACTGCCACCAACCACTACGACCTCTGTCGTGTAGTCTTCTTGCTGTTACTGATATACTTTGAACTACAGTCGCAAGTGTAAATAATGCTACTAACACTCCACTGTCGTTGTTTCCACTAAATGGTTCTAACATACTAAAGAATGTAAATCCTAGTACAAAGTTATCTGCTAACGCCAGTAGTCCTACTACTATACATGCGTATAGTGTGAAATACCAGTACTCTGGTCTGTCACTTCTGCCGTCAAAATCTGTTGCTCTTTCGACCAACACCGTTTTCATTGTATCAATGAAATGTTTCATTATATTCATATTTTCCTTTATGTTGATATAAAACTTTCAAGTGAACCACGACTTGCCTTCTCTCTGTTAATCAGTTTTAGTTTCTCTGCCTCAGCAGTCAACTTCTCCTTTAACGGAATAGAAAGTAATCGTTTCGCACCTTCGGGTTCTACATTATTATTCTCGCACACTCTAAGTATTGCACTCATTATGTCCGTCTTATTACCTACAAGTAATCTTTCTACTTGTTCCGTAAACTCTTTTCTACTTATCATTTAAGCCACCCATTTCGAAATGATACTCGACATTACCCTTTCTCTCGGAGTAGTAATCTTCATACTTGTCCATGGTCTCTGCCTCAGTTATTATTTCAAAGATAGCCTCACTCTTAAGTTGGCCATCGTATTCACCTTGAAGTAGTTCTTCGTCTTCATCTAAGCCATCTGACTCAATGTACTCTAAAACTTCTTCTTCTGTTATTCCACACTCTGTCAAGTATCCGCCATCGATATGTTTTTCTCTTTTAACATAAACTGTATGGTCTTCTATGACGGTTAAAATTATATCACTCATTTGATTTCTCCAAATCTATTTTCTCTGAACCATAAATTAAATGCATACTTCTCGCCTTCTAATACAGGTAGACCTGCATGTTGCGATAATATTTCTCGTTTATTGGTATCTGGTTCAACATTATACCATATAACGATTGTGCCTCTTTTTGGTTGAACATTGATTCCTAATCTATTGAATCCTGTTTCACCACCTTTCGGTACATCTCGTAAATAACCTAATACAGTTATTATTCTCTGACCACTTTGGCCCACATATAAATCATTGTGTTCTTCGTCTGATTCATCAAATGAGTCCCAATGATATTTGTATTCTTGTCCTTCTTTGTAATGTACAACCTGAAATGGTTCTGCATTCTCTAAGGGTATACGAACTGTATCTGAAATTCTATTTGCAACACCAAGTATAACATCGTTGGTGTGATGTGGCAACCAGGTATTTGAACCTGTTCGAC